CTGGCTCAATAGCAATATCAACATACAACTCATTACGATCAACTCTACTTGGTGTGTTGTTTGACTCATCACAAACTACTGCAAAGTCATATAGAGCTCTTAGACCAACTAGTTCTAATAACAAGCTCTCTACTGCGCCTTTGATTTCATCACGGGTGATAGAATCGTTTGGTTCAAACACATATGGGCGAGCTAGTTTTGTTAGCTGGCTTCTTAGATATACAACTAGACGAGCTACGTTGATTCTATCTAATGCGCTGGCATTTCTAGCACGGGTCTTCTGACCATAAGCAACCAAACCTACTCCAACAAAGAATGGAATTGGGTTAACTTTTAGATCATAAAGCACATCTCTTGTACCTTCGTTCAATGCAACAGTCTGGAATTCACCGCTAGCTGCATCAATGTAACCTACGCTAGTTGCGTTGCTGATACCACCGCGTCTTGTACCTGCTGGAGCAAACCATGGGTAAGAAACTTGGTCACTTAGTGCGTATGTCTTCAACATCATGTGTGATGCCGGAACAACTGCATTAGCACCGCCTAGGTCAGTTGTAAATCCGTTTGGATAATAAACTGCACAGTACTCGTCGTAACTAACAATACCGTCGTCACCGTTGTCTGTTACTAGAGCAGCATTAGTACCCCAGTTTAACAATGATGTAGCATCGCTTGCTAGACGCAATGGTGTGTCACCGATAACGAACGCTGTTTGACCACGGTCAATGTTCAGGCTGATCAAGTTCTGTAGTGTCTCTGGATATCCAGGAGCAGCGATCAAGTTGAAGTTTCTGCGCTCTTCATCACGAATTTCTTGGCTTGTGTCAATTACTGACTTCATAGCCTGTACAACAACTTTGCGCTGTGCGTGACGACCAAATGCGCCGGAACCGTCTTCGTTGTTTCCACTTTCGGTAGTCCAACGATCTGACCAGTAACCGCTCATGCTCTCACCGGAAACAAATGCGTTACCTGCTAGTGTGGCAGCACCAGTTCTTGCGTTATCTGCATTTAGATCGATGTAGCTGTTTTGATACTTCTTAACGTTACCACCAGAACGGCGTAGGTTCCATAGCAACATACCCTTCGGATATAGTGCAGGATCTGGAGCATCTGGATCTAAGAAGTTGTTTGCTAATAGGTCAGCAATAGTGCTAGGTGTACTTGTTGTGCCGCTAGTTGCCCAACGAGCATCAGCAAATAAAACACCTTGATCTGTAACTTGGTCAGTCTTGTCAACCAAAGTCCACTCTAGGTTCAAACCGTCCCACTTGTAAATTGTTGGATAGTTTTCCATGTCAGCTGTGCTGATCCATAGATCGCCGTTAACTAGGGCTGTGCCGTCGCTTTGACCATTTGCTGCTGCCGGAGCAGTTGCTCCTACAATTGGACCACCTGGGCTTGTTTGTAGAGCTGCTGTTGCAGAGTAGTAAGGGCTTGTTGAGTGCTTGTAACCAACCCATGTACGACCGTTGTGAATCATGATATCAACTTCAGCGAAGTTGTTGTTATACCATAATTGACCATCTGTTGGCTCGTTCAATGGAGCATCTGGACTTGCTGCAAAACCATTTGTGGCTTCGTCAGCTAGTGGACGCCAGTTAGTTACAATATAGTCTTCTGCTGCTTCTGTAGGAGCTGTGTAGAAGTTGGCTGTACCAGCTTCTGTGATTACATTATAAGCTGTAAACAATGCTGCAACTGGGGATAATGTTCCATCAGTTAAGCGGATTTCTCCACCTACTTTGTGGCTCAATGTAACTGTACCGTCTGCTGTAACTGCTGCTTCGATATGATTAGTAACTTGGCTACCGTCGGCGCTGTACATTGTAACTGCGTTGATAGCTGCTGCTAATGTTTCAGCATCTGCACTTGTTCCTACTGCGGTAAAGCTAACTGTACTAGCAGCAGATAGTGCCAATGAACCTTTGATACTTTGTTTGATAGTAAATGTGCTTGCACCGGCAGTTAGTGTACCTGTTGTAATCACTGCTGATTCAACCACTGTTGCACCTGTTGTTGCTCGTCTCCATACACGGAAACTTAATTCTTTGAAAGTTGTATCACGAGCATCTGGAGCTTCATCTGTACCGTCAGCATAGCTAAACTGTTCTTCAGCGTTAGCTAGAACAAAGATACTGTCTGTTGGAATATTTGTTCCGCCGCCGCTACGGTCTAGATAATACAATGAACTTGCGCTAGTGTCATAAATTGGAGCATCGTATGCTACCCATGCTTGAGTAGCTGAATTCCAACGCTTGACTCTCCAACGAGCGCCTTCACCTGGCTCGGTTGTTTTCAACCATATGCTTCCAGTTGGCTTTGGCTCTGTGTCACTGCCTTTGAATTCAGGAACATTTGTGTGAGGTGCAATAGACAATGTTGGTGGAAAGTATTCACCAGCCTTGATTCCTAAGTCGCTTAGTGCTACAGTTGCAGCAACTAGGTCACCTGTACCAGCTGTTAAAATAATACTTCCAGAGCTTGTTGAGTCTGCATTGCCTTCAGTTGCGCCGTTGCTGTATAGATATAACTTGTTGTTTACTGCCTTAGCATAAACGCCAGAACTGCCGCCCATTGCTGTGTTGATATCAGTTACTAGGCTTGCTAATGTTGTTCCGCTAGCAGTAATTAATGTACCATTCAATGTAAATGTATCGCTAACACTCCATGCAGGTGTGCCGATAGTTTTAGAAGTAACTGTTGGCCAGCTTGCTGCCCAACCACCGCTACCAACTTTAACCCATGTACCTGCTGCTACCAAGCTACCGCTTTCATTGTAGCCGCCACCTGGGCTCTTGAAATAAATTCTTGCTAGTTCTTTTGTTAATGAACCAGTTTCAAACACTACAGCGTAATCGCCAATAGATCCAACTGAACCTCTTGGTGCGCTGCTGGTAATTTTTGTTGTTGCATCGTCATCTGTCAACACAATTGGCTCTTTCATTGTGAATGTTTGGCCACCGGTTGTATCACCTGCTGCGCCATTCCATTCAAAGATACCATATGTAGTTGCACGAGTGTCAACCCACCATGCGCCATCTGTTGGTTCTGCGCCTGGTTCCGTTGCTGTGCCTTCTAGCTCGTCTAGATTAACATCGGCACGTACAATAAATGCACTTGCTGATACACCTAGGTAGCTGTAAGCTGCTAGTAAGCCGTATTCGTTACGCTCGCTGCCGTGAATTGGTGTGTTGCTAGGTGTCTTTTCAAAGAAAGGAACACCAAACAAATCGCCAACATCTTTCTGACTTGTTAGTCTAAATGCTTTTCCAGCATTTGCTTTTGTTGTAGCAGTAGCAGTACCTGTGCCTGCCCCGTTACTTTTATCCTGTGCTGTGGCTACGACGATAAGAGGAGTAGTACCAGGTTCAGCTGGTGTATAAAAGCTCTCATCAATTATCGTAACTTGTACGCCTGGGGAAACTAGTGCCATATCGTTATCTCCTGAGTTTAGTTCTCTCATAATATTTAGCGTAGTCTAGGAAAAATGGGCACTTATAACATATTGAAAAGGGGCTAAAAAGGTGTAAATATCTGTATGCGTCCACTTTGCAAATGCGGTTTAAGACCCCGTGCGGTTAACTATAAGAAAAATAACAGAATCTATTATCGTAGCCTCTGTGAGATCTGTATGGCTCACGGAGTTAATCATGGGATACCCCGCTGGTTTAGAGCAGGGTATAGGATAAAGTTACACTGTGATCGTTGTGGATTTAAAAGTGTACACCGTGATCCGTTTAGAGTATTTCATATCGACGGCAATCTAGATAACTGCCGCCCTGCAAATTTAAAAACAGTCTGTGCTAATTGTGCCAGTGTGTTAGCCAAGGACGGTGTCGCTTGGAAGCAGGGTGATCTCGTTGCTGACTATTGACTTTGCCTGCTGGTATAAGTCATCAATGCTACCGTTGTTATCTATAATGACATCAAAGTCTGTACCGACCCAAGCGGTTTCACTAATGTGAATTTTGCGCATTTTTAAATCTTGGACTGCATAGTTATGTCCT